GAGGTACAATGTGCAGAAAGATGGAAAACTGCTTTCAATCGTTTTGACACTTTAGAAGAAAGTGTCAACGAAATTACTACCACATTAAAAAATTTTATAGTTGGGCTTGTTGGTTTTTTAGCTACTGCTTTAATTACTTTAGCAGTAACTGTTATTTCTATAATTTAGTTATGCCTTATGATTCAGGTGAAAAACTTTCACCTCATTTTAAATTAAGAGAATTTGAGCGTTCGCAAATGGCAGAACGGCACAACATCGATAACACAGTTAAGGAAAAGAGTGTTTATAAAAATTTACAGTTACTTTGCGAACATGTCCTTGAGCCAGTACGTAATCACTATGGCATACCTTTTTCACCTAACTCTGGTTATCGTTGCCTTGACCTTAATAGGCGACTTAAATCGTCCGACACAAGTCAACATGTCAGTGGGCAGGCAGCAGATATTGAACTCCCAGGCATATCCAATTACGACCTTGGGATATGGATCAAAGATAACTGTGAGTACGACACCGTGCTCTTAGAATTTTATAAAGAAGGAATCCCGTCTAGTGGGTGGGTACATGTATCTTATGTTGAAGGCAATAATCGTAAACGTGCATTGATCTTTGATGGGAAACAATATAAAAGACTTGAATAATACTATAAAATATTAGTGTTATGGCACTAAACAAATTCATATTTAAACCTGGAATTTTTAGAGAAGGCACCGACTACGATAATGAGGGTGGTTGGTTCAATTCTAACTTGGTTAGATTTAAAGCTGGTAGACCACAAAAAATTGGTGGCTGGCGTAAAGATTCCCTTAATACATTTTTAGGAACCTGTCGTGCTCTACACGCATGGATTCTGTTAGCTGGTACTAAACTTTTAGGGTTAGGTACTAATTTAAAATACTATATTGAAGAAGGAGACTCTTTCAATGACATTACACCAATCCGTGCTACTACAAACGCTGGTGACGTTACTTTTTCCGCTTCTAACGGTGATGCGACTCTTACCGTAGCAGACACTGCCCACGGTGCAGTGCAGAATGATTTTGTTACTTTTAGCGGTGCTGTTAGTTTGGGCGGTAATATAACAGCGACAGTTTTAAACCAAGAGTACCAAATAGCTACCATAGTTAATGCTAATAGTTATACCTTGGAAGCTAAAGACACTAGTGGGTCGACAGTAACTGCTAACGCTTCTGACAGCGGTAACGGTGGCAGTAATACCGTAGGTGCATATCAAATTAACACAGGTCTTGATGAGTACGTTAGCTCTACTGGTTGGGGGGTAGGACTATGGTCTGCAGGTACATGGGGGTCCTCAACTGCAATATCTTCCGCTAATCAATTAAGGCTTTGGGCTCATGATAATTTTGGTGAAGATTTAGTTATTAACCCACGTGGCGGAGGTATTTATTATTGGGATGCCACTAATGGCGTAGGCACTAGGGCTACTGAACTAAGCGGAATAACTGGTGCTAATCTTGTACCCACAGTTGGGCTACAAAGTATAGTCAGCGAAACAGATAGACATTTAGTTATACTTGGTGCCGACCCTTTAAACACTGCTGGTACTGCTAGGACAGGGAGCATTGATCCTATGTTTATAGCTTTTAGTGACCAAGAAAATTCCTTAGAGTTTGAGCCCTTAAATACCAACACTGCTGGTAGTCTTAGACTTTCTGAAGGTAGTATTATAGTTGGTGCTGTAAAAGCACGTCAAGAAATATTGATATGGACAGATATAGCTTTATATAGTATGCAGTTTATTGGACCACCATATACTTTCGGGCTTAACTTAATAAATGACAGTACAGGGCTTATAAGTCCTAAAGGTGCTGTTGCTACTCCTGCTGGGGTGTATTGGATGGGTTATGATAGTTTTTACGTGTATAACGGATCAGTACAAAAAGTTCCTTGTTCTGTGTTAAGTTACGTTTTTGATAATTTAAATGCAGGTCAAGCGTTTAAGATATTTGCGTTTAGTAATAGTGAATTTAATGAAGTAGGTTGGTATTATCCTTCTGGCAGTAATTTAAACATAGACAAATATGTAGTCTACAACTACGCTGAAAATGTATGGTCAATAGGAGAACTTACAAGAACCGCATGGTTAGATAAAGGCATAGTTAATTATCCTAGAGCTACGGAAGGTCAATACCTGTACGAGCATGAGTTTGGTTATGATAACGACGGTAGCCCTATGACTAATGTGTTTATAGAAAGCAGTGACTTTGACATAGGCGACGGTGAAAGTTTTGGGTTTGTGCGTAGAATTATCCCTGATATTAAATTCTTAAGTAATAGTGACGCAGGAAAAGTAAACGTCGTTTTAAAAACACGTAATTATCCTGGCGATACTTTAACTACTGCTAGCACAAGTGCTATACAGAGTACAACCACTAAAGCAGATGTAAGAGCCAGAGCAAGACAAATAGCTTTACGTTTAGAGTCTGACGATGATGCTACTAATACTGGTAATAGTGATGTGGGTTGGCGTTTAGGAGCTACTAGGATTGATATACAGCCAGACGGAAGAAGATAGTGGCTAAACTACTACCTACTAGACTACCTATAAGCATGGAGCCACAGGTAACGTCAGACACTTTTAATAGATTAGTACGTGTTTTAGAAATAAACTTAGGTCAGTTTGATCCCTCAAACACTAGTCAAATAAACACTGCTGAACGTGGTATAGGTTTTTATAATCCAGGTTCAATAATTTTTAATACTAATACAGACACACTTCAATGTTGGGATGGTAACAGATGGAGAGATTTATTTAGTTCTCAGTTTTACGTTAATAACGATTTAGGTTTTGGCTTAACAGGAGCACTAGGTACAGTCAGTGTCACGACCCCGTAAATGTCATTACTGCGGGATTAGTAAGCCTGCTAATAACTTTGATCAAAGTAAAAATAGCAACCAGTGTAACGAGTGTAAATTAGAAAGACGATATGAAAAAATTAATAGTACTCCCTTAACCTATATACAACACTTATACGTCCAATTAAGATATGTGCGTAAAAAACAGGGCATTACTTGGGATGTATCGCCTCAAGAATTATTTATATTATACGCAAAACAAGAGGGTAAATGTGCTCTGACAGGAAAAGAACTTACGTTTAAAAGAGGTACAGATGAAGAATCAGATTTTAATATATCTATTGACCGTATTAACCCTGATGACGGCTATAGTATTGACAACATCCAGCTTGTTGGTAAAGTTATTAATTTTTTAAAACATGACCTACCACAAGAAAAATTTATCAAATTAATAAAATTAATATACAATAATTTAAACAATTAAATTTTTCTTTTATGACTATAGACGAGCAAATGAAAGAAGCTCAAAAAATAACGCTTAATGATGGTAAGACTTGGTATAATTTAGCAGAAGGATTTGATAAATGGAGAGTCTTTCCTAGGTTACTTATCACTTTATATGGGTATGCTTTTTATAGAACTATAGAATGGTTCATGACGCTACCTGATCCCACTAACGCACAAAGTGCATTTGTATCTGTTATAGTAGGTGCAGGTGCTGCATGGTTTGGTTTATATGTCGGTAGAAAATAAAGATCCAATGAGTGAAGTATACGATTACAAAGGATGGTTTTGGGATGACGTTAATAAAAGATTTTATCGCTGGCATGAATTAAAAATATTAATGCAAGAAAGAGACATAAAGAAAAAACAAAATGATACAAAATAAACTAATAGACGCAGTTAGTGGCGTAGTAGATAAATTTATAGTAGACAAAGATTTACAAGCTACGCTTAAACACGAAATGGAAATGTCTCTACATAATGCTAATTTAGCACAAATAGAGTTAAACAAAGCAGAAGCACAACATCCTAGCATATTTGTTGCTGGTTGGCGACCGATGGTAGGTTGGATATGTGCGGTTGCACTCGGTTATCACTTTATTTTCAGTCCTCTTTTGGCTACTATCCTCACACTTTCAGGGTATACTATTACTTTACCTGAGTTTGAATTTGCTCAACTCAGCACCATCCTAATGGGCATGCTCGGTTTAGGTGGCTTACGTACATTTGAGAAAATGAAAAAAGTAACGAAAGGTAACTGATGGGTATAAAAAAGTTTTTCAAAAAAAATCTTAGAGATATTGCTACAGTAGTGGGGTTCGCCGTTGGTGGTTGGGCTGGTGCAGCAGTTGGTCAAGGAATTGGTTCACTAGGAGAAGGCAGAAGTTTAAAAAAATCAGTTTTAAGTGCTGGTAAAGTATACACAGCTGGACAAGTAGCTGGGGGGTTTGGAGTAAAAGATACAGGTGGGTTTAGTTCTTTAAATCCTTTTGGTAAAGATTTTTTACTAAAATCAGGTAATTTAGCACCAGGAGCAGCTGGATATGGTAAAACTGCTGGAAGTTTTTTAGAAGGTATAGGTGGTGCTCTCAGAGGCACAAACACCGCAGCAATGGGCACAGCACTAAAAGGACTACCTTTAGGTCAAAAAGCACTGCTGGCTGGACAAGGTTTAAATGCACTAGGAGCTTTTGATCCTATGGAACAACCTAATAACACAATGCCAGCAGCAATGGGCGGTCAATATTTAACACAAGGTTTAAGACCAGCTACCGTTAGCGATGTATACGGAACAGGCAACATGAGAGGTTTACCTAGTGTGCCAGGAGTTCAAGGTTCTAGCGTAGCTATGGATCCTGTAAGTATGGCTTATATGGAACTATTAAGAAAACAACAAGAAGAAAGTTATGGTGATTTAGCTTTTCCTGAGTTTAGTCAATCGCCAATTATGACTGCCAAAACTGGCGGTATAGCAAGACTCGCCGACGGTGGGGAATTGCCTGAGGTAGATTTACGTTTTACAGGAGGTGGTACTAATGATCCTATGGGGTCAGGGGATGAAGATACTATACCAGCATTACTTGCCGACGGTGAGTTTGTGATGACTAAACAAGCTGTAAAAGGAATAGGAAATGGTGACCATGATCAAGGTATAGCGATGCTATACGCCATGATGGATAATAACGAAAACAAAGCACAACGAATGGGATTAGGTAGGGCATAATGGCAGAAACACAACAATTTGCAAGAGTAGAAAGTTTACCACCAGCATTTTTACAACAATTTTTTGCTGGTGTACCAGGAGCAAATATTCCTGGAATCATGCCTCTACTCAATCAAGAATTAGTAAATAGACTTACTGGTATGGGCGTTGAAGGTGCCACACCTTACACTTATCAAGGTGAGCGTATAGCTGGGTTTAGTCCTGCGGAACAACAAGCCTTTAGACTAGCAGGTGAAAGTGCTGGTAGTTATATGCCTTATATACAAAGAGGCGAACAACTCGCTGAACAAGGTTTATCAAACGTTTTAGGCTCTACAGGTTTAGCTACCGATTATTTACAACAAGCTGGTAGAGAAGGTGCTGGGGCTGTTAGAGAAGCAGCAGGAATACTAAGAGGGCTTCCTGGTCAGTTTACTACTGCACAAGGCATAGGTCTCGGTGGTCTAGGTCAATTTGATCCTAGTTCTACACAAGGCTACTATAATCCATTTGAAGAGCAAGTGGTCGCACAAACACTAGAAGACATTAATAGGCAATACGGTCAAGCTGATGTAGGTGAAAGAGCACGACAAGTGGCTAGTGGTGCATTTGGTGGCTCTCGTGGTAGACTTAACCAAGAAGAAATAGCAAGACAATATGGGCGTGGTGCAACAGAGGCTGTTAGTGGAATAAGAAGAGCAGGGTTTAGCCAAGCTCAACAACAAGCACAACAAGCATTTGAAGAAGCACAACGTAGACAATTACAAACAGCACAACTTTACGGTAACTTAGCAGGTCAACAAGGCAACGTGGCTGGTGGTCTAGGTAGTTTAGGTACAGGGCTCAGTAATATATTGGGTGGCGTAGGTAGAGATATAGCAACCACAGGGTTACAAACTGGTCAATTTGGTTCTAACGTAGGTCAGCAAATAGCAGGTCTAGGTCAAGGTGTAAGTGGTTTAGTTGGTACTGATATTAATAGATTGATGGGTATAGGTGGTCAACAAAGAGGGCTACAACAAGCAGGTCTAGATTTAGATTATCAAAACTTTGTGGGTCAATATAATTTACCGATGCAAACTTTTGGTCAAGTAGGTCAATTAGCAGCAGGATTCGCTC